AAAGCTTGTAACATTAGGGTTTACTCGGCCACGTTATATTATCTACGTCACTCTGAGTAGGTAAGTCTCTTAATGCCTGACGATAAGTTTTCATGGCATCAGACATTTCTGGAGAATCTGGTAATGCCGCATAGTCCGTATCTTTTAGTAATTGATTGCGGTCTTGTCGAATACGTTTCCATTTTTGTTCAGTTGTAGGCATAGAGTCAGCTATTGCATCTTTCTCCGCTTGGGTATAATCCCTTGTAGTTGTTTTACCTGTTTGTACATTATGTTCTACTGTATCTGCCATTATATTTTCCTTTATTGATACATTACGTTTATTGAACCAGCATCAAAATTATCACTACCACCAATACATATTATTCTTACACCATCTAAAGCTCCACTTAAACTTATAGTACCGCTACTTCCATTCATTAAACTTGAAGTAGTGCCTTCATTCAATAGTCCACCAGAAACCCAAGTGTTATTAGCTACGTCAGCTAAACTAAGACGAATTACACCATCTCTTGTTTCACCAGCCGCTACCCCATAAGTTAGCATTAACCCAGTAGCACGTGCATCAGCGTTAGCACCATTCCAAGAACAGGCTTTATATCCGCTAGTCGCAAAGGTAGTACCTGTGCTTACTTGTAATGCAAATTCATTTGTACCATCAGATGAAACATCTTGTAGGAAAACATTAATATTTCTAATTCCAACAGGAAGTCCTGTAACTGCAACAGAATTTCCGCTTGTTGTAGCTACTTCAGCAGTTACCATCCAACCTCCCATTCTAAGGTCATTACCAGCATCATCTGTATGGTACAAGGAACTTGGTGTATCTGACTTAACCCAGATTTGTCCGTTACCAGCGACATCAGCGGCTGCCGCAGCTCCTTCTGTAATAAATAATCCAGTATTGGTTATCTTACTCATTTTGGATATTTCTCCTTAACAGCAGTTCGTTTAGCTTGAAGTGCCTCTAAATCATCATCAAGTATTGCGTGGACACATTCCTCTATCGTTGGGTATTCCGACATACGTTTAGCCTTATAATCAAGAGCATCAAAATTCTTCTTTGTCTCTGCTTGAGCCGTAGCAATATTATCTTTTTCTTCTTGGGTATAAGAACGTGTTGTTTCTTCCCCTGTTTGTACATCTATTTCAATTACATCAGCCATATTATTTTCCTATTGAAATTGTATATTAATTCCGCCATTAGCATCTATAGTATCTGAACCACCTTGAGTCGTTAATCTCACCCTATCTAATACTCCAGTTAAACTCTTAGTTCCAGCAAAAACTCCAGCACCGCCGCTATCTGACCTACCAGTAACACCATTTGAAGCCCATGTGTTGTTAGATGAATCTACCAAACACAAAGTCACAGTTGAGTGATATACATTACCTGCGGCTTGATTAGCGTGTATTCCAAAACCATCTGTATAATTTTGATTAGTTGTATTAGCCGACCAACTACTACCTAAATAACCTGAAGTTTCTATTCCACCAGAATCTCCAATCTGAACAATAATATCTGAAGTACCGCTTGTTGATACTGCCTGAAGAATAAACCTAACGACCTTAACACCAGAGGGAATACCAGTAAAATCTAAAGTGCTTCCACCTGTTGTGGTGTTTTCTGTGCCTAAACTAATACTATAAGGGTTCGCGCCAGCCTCATTTTCAATTTCTTCAGTTACAATTTTTGCGCTTTGAATTTGTGTTGCCATTATTTATTCCTTTGGATGCTTGTCTTTGACAGCTTTAATTGTTTTCTTCCACTCATCAATACCATTGTGGTAGATGTCATCAAGTTGTTCTTCAATTCGTGGATATTCAGCCTTACGTTTACGCTGATATTCTTTTGAATCATAATCAGCTTTTAATTCTGCTTGTTTAGCCTGTATGTCAGCTTTGGAAATAACAGGCGTATCTCCGTGCCATGTAATTTGGTCGTAGTCCTCTGCATTAACTGATACTTTAGCATCAGGGTTAATTGCTAATATTGCACTAATAATGTCTATCATCCTTGTATCTCCATTGCTGTGATTGATGATATTCCGCCTTGATCTGAATTATCTGCTCGTCTATTAAACACAGCAGTATTAGCACCACACGCAACCTCTATATGATAGTTTATTGCGCTTGTTGTACTAGGTGAATCTAAGAAAGCGAACCCAGCAGAGTTCAATTCGTAATCTTCATATGAAAGTCCAGCTATGGTAGCTTGTGAGGTTACACCAGACTGTGTGTTTATAGCAATATCAGTTGTAGCACCGCCAGATATTGCTCTAACTAATTGTGCAAACCAAAGATGTCCATTACCAGTATTAGCTCCCATAACATTACCAAAAATAAGAACTTTTGAACTTGTACTTCTGGGCGTAAGAGTAACTGTCATTCCTGTCATGTCAACATTACTGGTAGATGTTGTTGTGAAAGTATCTGTCTTAGCCGCACTAACTACTTGCAAGACTCCTTTATTTACAGTTCCAGCGACATTAGCTATGTTATTGACGTTAATTTGACTCATTTCTTATCCTCTAAATAATATTCCATGTTGAACCAGATGGAATCGTAACTGTACCACTATCTATAGTAATGGGGCCAGATGTCATACCATTTATATTTTGGTATATAGTGTGTGTTCCAGAACCCGTACCAGTAATATTTACAGCTGATCCACCAAATGTTTCTGACACTTTTAAAGTAGCAGCAGCAACATCTCTAACAAAATACTGCGTTCCTGCGGCTAGACCAGCAGGGAGAGCACCGCCAGAATTTTCAAATTGAACTGTGTCATTATCAGCAAAGCCATCATCTGTTCCTTTATTTATGGTATCCGCACTTGCATCAGCTGTGCAAGTAGCAGCATGATCTCTTATATTTATAGTCTCAGCTATATTTGTAGCATTTGTTCTGATAACCGCATTTGTTCCAACAGAAGGACCACCCCCGGCACTTGCTACAACTGCCGTTCCATCAGCTTTTGTGTAACTAAGACAATGCACGTCATTAGTACCAGTACTAAAAAATTCTGCTACATCACCTACGGCTGTTGTGATATTAGCTTCTCCTGGAAGATCTAAATCAGTAGCATTATGAGTTAATTGCATTACACCAGTGAAGTTGAGAAAGAAATGACGATTAGCAGCTACAGTAAACGCGGTAATTGTGGTTGTCCCTGCACAGTTCATATAATTACCATCTGTAGAAACTGTAGGGCTGCTTGAATTAAAAGCTGTACCGCTTTTAGTTATACCAACTTCTAAATTTGTTCTCGCTGTCGCTGCTGTGCTTGCTCCTGTACCACCATCAGCAAGTGCTAAATCTGTTCCTAAAGTTAGTGATGTTAAATGAGTGACAGCATCTACAACATTAGTCGCATCATTATAAACCCACATTGTTTTACCAGCTGGCACTGCAATACCTGTTCCCGAAGCAGTTTTAATAGTAATAGCATCTGCACACCCATTCTTAACGAGATAAGTTTTTTCTACAGTAGGAACTACTAAATTCTGAGCACCACCAGATGTTCCAGTTAAATTAAGTCTTAAATTACGAGCTGGTTGAGCAGCAACAGTATCAGTTAAATTTAAGGTTACAGTCCCACTAGAAAAAGACACATCTGTAGAACCAGCGATGGCTTCTGTTAAAGCCACTGAAAGGTTATTATTAGTAGTGGTCCCCCATGTGCCGGATTGTTCACCAGTTGCTATTAACTCAAATTTTAATGATGAAAATGTACTAGCCATATTATTTCCTCTATATTTCTTTCCAGTCCGGTGTTTGGTCTGTATCTATTATAATCCAATTAGGGTCACTAATAATAGGTGCAACCCCTTGTATAGTAGCAGATCCTGTTACTAACCTGCTAACCATATTTGTTATAACAGGCGCTTCACTACTTAATGCCATTGTCCCTATTAATGTAGTTATCTTTCTAGGGTATATATCTGGTACTAACCCACCAATACTTACATCAAGTGTATCTGGTACTATATCTAATTTATTAGTTACAGTAGGTGCTACACCAGCTAATGCTAAAGCTCCCACTGCAGGGGCAGCAATATCCCCAGAAAGTACTGTAGGTGCTGCACTGGCAATAGCCAATGCCCCAACAACACCATTACTAGCTAATCCTCGCCCCCAAGGACCAGAACTCCAAGTTCCTCTATCCCAACCTGCAGTTTGAACAGCCATTTTTACTCCTTAAGTTAGAGTAAATATGCCGGTAGCAGCTGGTATAATTGTTAAAGTATTAGGCGACGTTACAGTAAAATTAGAACTTGATAATTGGCAAAAACATAATAATTTACCCGCTCCAGAGCCTGTAGAATTACGTATAATCGCAAATTTAATATCTGCTAAATTAGCGCCTGACGCAGTAAAAGTAAGTCCTGTAGTGGTTTGAGTAAATTTCATTTGTTTAGCCGAAGCCCCAGTTACCCATTGAGCTGTAGCAGGTACAAGATTTCTACCACCTGCTGCATACCCACCAGCAGTGGCTATTTCGTTAGTAACAGAAGCATAAGTACTTAATGTAAAAGTAGACGCATTACTACTAGCTGAAGCTAAAACCATTTTAAATACCCCAGCGCCTAATGTAATCGTGCCATTACCAATATATTTTTTTGCACTATTGTAAAGTTTCCATGCTGATGCGGCCATTTCTTAAATCTCCTTAATATCGTTGTATGATGCGCCTATTTCTAAAATATGATGGAGTAATCCCCCATATATTTCTAGTTCAATTTCTTCGCCTAAAACTCTGATTAAATTAATAAACTCTTGGGCTTGTGAAATCATCCAAGGGTTACAGTAATAAATTTTCCCGCCCACGTTAACAGGAAGTACTGTATCACCATCATTCTCTTTTTGTTCATATGCATGGTGTGTTTCATTATCTAAGCATGAATCACACCCAAATAAATGAAATCTTTTATAACCTAACATTCTAAACAAAGGAATGGCTCTAAGCAAAACTGTTGATCCACCTGGAATATGCCACCATTGTTCACTTTGTTTATTTAATATATCACTAACTAATTCTGCGCCTGTATGCCATATATATGTCCTATCTTTAGGAAGCCCCTCAAATACTGAAGGGTGGCATTGGGAAGCTATAAAATATTTACAATCATCTATAACCGGTTTACAAAATCGTGCATTAAATGGTCTAGCATCTACCATAACCATAGCAGAAGGCTTTATATCCTTATCAATGCACCATTTATAAGCCCCATTTATAGTAATGAGTTTAACACCGTCAGCTCTTAACTGTCTAATTTTTTCAGTATACTTCTCTAGACTGGGCCCACCGCCTACAATCATTACATCTATATCGTTGGTAGGATAAGGCTTAGCTTGTTGAAACCCTAAACCTATATTATGTTTTATATTCGCTTTTACTTCTTCATCTGCTGTATTAATTACACCTATATCTACAATATCAGCCCCATCAACCCATGCTGTAACATAAAAACAACAAACCCCATCAGATTCATTTGACCAATGAATAATACATTGTCTGTCATTAAATTTTTGAAGCCACCATTCGTATGGATGGACACTCAAATGTAATTTATGTCCAAGAAGTTTACCCATGACATCATCTTTAGTAGATATTTGAAAAAATACATGTTGGCAAGCATTGAGACAATTATCCAATACTTGATCCACATAATGAGGTCTAATATGCTCCATTACATCTGTACAAAACCCATAAGCTGCTTTGACAGGTAGGGGTTCCGTTAGGTCACATTCTTTAAATCTTAAAGTATGACTTTGAGTTTCAAGCATAGGGATAATTTCTTCATCTAAACAATTATCTGCAAAATCTACTAACGTTACATCTAATCCTCCAAAGATAGCCAAATTCAAACCACCTCGACCAGTACCACATCCTAAATCTATTAAAGAAGAACCTTGTCGTGGTTTAGCTATATTTAAAAATTCGTAGTATATCTTTTCTCCAGGAGAAACAATCCTATATTCATCTTTCTCCCACATCATTTTATATAATTCTTTTTCTGAAGGACGTTTAGTATCTATACTAACTTGAGGTGGATCAGAAATTACGGAAGAATCAGTCATTATTCAATCCTTATAATAGCGCTGGAAGAATCAGCAGTGGGAAACTCTATGGTTAATGTTTGATTAGTAGTTGTTTTAGTATTACCAAAATCTAAAACAGCTACTGCTTTATCACTTTGAGTACTGTTGTAAATTAAAGCGCCTCTAGCTGATATAGTAGAACTTGCCCATGAAGTAGGGCTAAAACTTAAAAACGCAGTAGTATCAGTTGATGTAGGAACTTGTGAAACAGTAAGTGTATTACCCCCTGCAGTATACCCAGTCCCAGATGCTTCATTAGAAGCACTATACGCTGTTGTAGCGGCACTTAAATCCGCATCCGAAGTATATAAAGCTATTTTAAAAGTATCTGCTGTTGTAGCAGCTCGTACTACTCCAGTACCAAAATTATGTATACCATTAAGTAATTCTACTTTAAAACTTGTAGTTTGTGTTTGAACAATAGCCATTTATTTACGCCCTTTGAGAACGAGGAACTGGAATCCTTACTTGACCACTACGATAAGCATCACGTCTATTTTTGCCCTCTCCTAGACCTTTTAATTCTTCGAGAGCTTCTGCATATCTTTCTCTATATTGGTTAGTTATTTCATCATTTTCTTTTAGGTACGCAGCCGCTTCCAACAACGATCCATAAAATAAAATGGTGTCGAAATTATCACCCAACCAAGAAGTACTAGCAGTAACAATAGAGTCAGGATAAAAATAATAATGTAACTCAGCACTGTAGCCAATATCTGGCGTAGGCCCCAGTATGAATGTCGTGTCATCAAATATCGCATAGTATTGTGGTTTTCCATTAAAAGTTGTATCAGTATCCGGAAAAGATTCTCTGATAAAATTAACATCTTTATTTAAAAGATAGTTATGCTCATTATTAGCATCTATAACAGATAAACTATAGGTTGATAACCAATCAGTAGGAACTTCTAAAAATTTATTATTAGCAGAAATAGTACCAGTTACATTTTTTCTTATGTCTGGTATTTGCGCAGCATTATATATACGTTGCTCCGCATTCTTAATAAACGTATTTACGTCTGTAGTCGTATATTCATTTTCTGTATACGAATTGATAGCCGCTACTAATTCTGTGTAGTTCATATTTACGCCATTGGTCCTCTAGCTTTATTACCTTTAGTAGCCGCTCCATTTCCTCGTGTTTTAATTCCTGAAGTTTTAATATCCTTTTCTGGATAACCTGCTACATGAGGAACTTTAGTTTTTTGTGGTTGCACATATTTTGTCATTTAATATCTCCTTAGTTTATGTTATTGATATAGTAACACTTCCTACTTTACCTTCTGCTAGTAAATCATTAGGGGTAAGCTCATTAGCTGGACTAGCTGCTCCACCAACAGGATTCCACCCCCATTGTATACCCCTACTACTTTTACCACCTTTTACACTTAAACTTGTATCAGGTCTTGGATCTTGTACTGCTTGAGGATCATCTACTGGATACATCCCCTGCATATTCTGTGGTTGATCAGGATTCCAACACTCAGGACACACCTTGATATTAGTCTGAGTTTTTCTTATAAATAAACTCTTAAGTTGTTTAAGCTTAAATTCAAATCCACATCTATCACAAATGGCTATAGAGTTTTTATTTGAAGCAAATTTTTGTCCCATATTAAGACCTACACAAATTGTTGCCTTGGTGATATAAGCAGAGTAGCTTTTTCCCTATCTTCAGTAGAAGCTAACATCCATTGTTCTTCATAATCTTGTTTTAAAAACTGAGTTCTTTCCCCAGCACCGGGTATTTTTAGAGATAGATAATATGCTAATCCTGCTACCAAACAAGGTAAAAATCTAAAAGGTACTTCTTGAGTATTAACGCCTGTACCAGAATCTTCAATTCTTTTCATTCTCCAATACACAAAAGTATAATCATCATTATCAGGAACAGGCCATAAAGTAATAGTAGGAATATCTGTTTTTCTATCTATATAAACCTGATTAGGACGACCTGAACTATTTTTATTAGGTATAGATGCAAATGTAGGAACAGCCATTCTAGATATACTAATATCTTCTTGTGTACCTGCAGAGCCGGTTCTAATAACCTGACTCACTAAATCAATAGTGTTAGAAGGTAAGGAGTAAGTAGCTGTTCCATCAGTTAAAGTAATTGTGTTTTCTTCTATAGTCCATAAATTAACACCCCTATTAGCCCATTCAATAGTTAATAAATTAAGACTACGCGCAGCTGTTTTTAAATCATAGCCAGTACGCAATTCTGCACCACAACGTTCAAATGCTTCTTCTACAAGCAAGTTTAAATCTAAATTAAAGGCTGTTGTTCCTGAAGTAGCCATCTTATGCCCTCTTTCTGTTCATATTTCTAAAAGTTGTGGCTAGGTTATACCTTTTAGACCCTGGAGGACAAGAGGAACTGCCATATTTTTCCCCAGTACATACCCCTTCAGTGCCTTTTTTCTTTATCCGAGATCTAACTTTTTGTATCCAATTCTTATCTACAGAGCCACCTTTCTTAAATGGAGCCACAAGATTTGGAGTAGCTCGTAAAAATCCTGATTCCCTGAGCATATTTAATAGATGATGCGCTTCAACATCTCCTTCTTTTATACTATTTTTAACATATTGTGCAGCTTTTCTTGGTCCTCCAGGAAACTCTCTGACAAAAATATAAAACGCATCTCTTTCCGTTGGTTTAAGTTTTGCATATTCTTCTGGGGATATTTCAATAGCTTTTTTCATAAAATCTTCTACTGCTCTCTTATGTTTTCTAAGCGCCTGACCTTTAGTTTCACCTCTGTAACTTTTTGTGTAATCCATAGGTTTATCAGGAGCACCCGTGTCCCACCATTCTTTAGGTTTTTTAATTTCATCTAGTCTTTTTTGTTGTTTAGTTAAACTTTTAAATCCTTGACCTTTTGGTGATGTTGCGACAAAACTTTTATCAAGCATACCCAGTCTTTCCATTGGTGGTAGTTTTCTAAAATCTGCTCTATTCATTTCAGTTCCATCGCCAAGAATAACTTTGCGACGAGTTTTATCAAGTCTTCCAGCTGCAGGTGCTTGCCCTGCTATTCTTTTATCAGCTCTATCAAGCTGTTTAGCTAACTGCCATTGACCCATTCCCCCTGGTCTTAATTGATCCTTAAAACCAGCATATTCTGCTTGAGTCATTCCAGTTTGTGTCAATTCAGGAGGTATTTTAAAACCTGTTGCTGGTTCAGAAATTCTAGCCCCTCCAGCCTTCGCTAATTGTAATCGTCTATTAAGCTCATTTTTTTGAGCACTACTTAATGAAGCAAACTCATCAACAGTTAAACCCGTTTGACTGTTTACGCGATTACGAGGAGCACCTGTACGCCCTGCCCATGCAACTTCCTTTACACCATATTCAGGGTTTTTTATAATTGCATTGGTGTCTATCTCCTCTTTTGTTAAATCTCTATAACCTTTAATACGTAACTCTGTTGCTTTTTCTTTTGACGCACGAATTTTTTTTGGTATATCTCTCATTTTTCCCGATACACTATCCCATTCACGTGTTTTAGCAAAGGTAGATGTTTTAATATCCCCAGTTTTAGGGTACGCAAATTTTAAATTCCCTTGTGGATTAAGACTATAAGGAACACCAGCTAAAATATCATCTTCAGGAGTTATAGCCCCCATAGACCTTCTTGTTTGACGACCCGTTAATTCTTTTGCGAACGCAGGTGCTGCGCCTTGTGCGCCTGGTATTTCTGGTACTCCATAGGGTTTGCGTGATTCTAAGGTATATTCAGGTAATTCTGTTCGACCTGTACCACTTGCTGTTTCAGAGGGTTTAGGCGTAACATAACCTTTTCTTTCTAGTGCTTTACCCGACCCTCTATACATTCTTTCCCCTCCTACGACAGGCTCACCTTTCCAACCGGGGTTATAACCTTCAAACCCATATTCTTGTGGATTATATGGTTTTTTATATACATCTTTAGGTAATCTACGAGGATCTCTTTGTATATCAGCTCTTATATTAGCCGCTCTCTGTTCAATTAGTTCTTGTTCTCTTTCTCTTGTTATTTCTGCAGCACGTTTTTTTAGTCTATCTTCAGCTAAACGTCTTTGAGTAGCGGCCAGCGCAACAGCGGTTTGTTCTGAAAATTCATCTTTAGCTTTCTCGCCAAATAAAGATCCTTGCCCTCTTGAAGCTATTAATTCATTCTTTAGTTTATCAAGTTTAACATAAGCTTTTCTAAGCTCATCATCACCTTCCCCTAATCCCCTTGCTTTAAGTTTTTCTATATTCTCGTTAGCATCGCGAATACGTTTTTGAATCATACTTTCTTTAGTAGCACTAATAGGAGCTTTTTTAGTTACCCTTCTTCTAGATGGTTTTATTATTTTTGTTTCTCCCACACCTAGTGCTTCATCTGGAAACATATCAATCTGCTCTGAGAATTTTCTTTCAGGAAGTGCTTGATATGCGAATGCAGGATTACCCTTAAGTTCACCTTTATCAATTAACTTGGCTACTGCCGCTTGTTGTCCTTTTGATAGCTGGTTTACGGTTCCATCATCTATAGCTTGTTGAAGTTCTTTTTTACCCTTTGCAGTTAATAGAAATTTTCTTTCTCTAGGACCAGATATACCTTTGACTGGTACTGGTTCATGTATATACCCACTTCCTTTGAACGCATCCCAATCATGAATTTTTCTATCCTCAGGTTTAACATAGCCAGTTTTTTGAACAAAATCCCAAGGGGCTTCTTTTTCTCCAGCTTTTTTGGCAGCTATCTTTTTAGCTAATATTTCAGCTTGAGATAATTCTTCTATCTCTCCTTTTTCAAGAGCCGCTAAACGTTGCTTTACTCCCGGATCATCTCTAGTAGCTTTTTCCACCCTCTGTTTTAAAGTCTGTAAAGCTTGAGAACGTGTTAAACCTTCATCTTTTCTAAGAGACTTATATAATTTTCTACCTGATGATGATCTTACAAACGCAGATATTAGAGAAGGAAGACCTCTAGCTATAATAGGGGCTACCATTTATAAACTCCTATTAAGTTAAACGGCCTCTAGTATGACCTTTTTTAGCTATCCCATCAGCACGTTTTGAAGCTTTTGATCTACCTTGAGCGGAAGATTTATTACCAGCATAGGCTCTTTTACCGCCTTTTTTCTCCATAGCTTTGCTTTCATCACGACGATCTTTATATTTCTGCTCCTTCTTCTTACCATGACGAGCACCTAAAGATTCATCAAGACGAGAATCATATCCCTGCTTTTTCACTTTACCGCCTTTTTTAAGCCCTACTGCCTGATGCAATTCTTCTGCTTTTTTAGGTTTATGCGCTTTGCTTGGTGTTTCTTTTAACCTTTTTATGAGTTTAGGATCTGAAGTAACCTTAGCTACAAATTCAGGATCTTTCATTTGTTTACGTAGCCAATTACTTATTTTTCCACCACCGGCGTACATAGCTCTACCAGCAGCATCATCTAACTGTCCTGGTCTATCAAAACCTTCAGTAGCTGTTAAGCCACGACCTCTACGATCTCTTGCAGCTGCAGCTCTACCTTCAGGTGTGTAAGGGTAATGCTTATTTCCAACTTTTGGCATTTTATTTGCCTCCTTTAAATTACTTACTCCGCCATCCCTGAACTGTATCGGTTTCCCAAATACGGATAGCGGTCCACACTATTGTAAAAAATGCAGCTACATGGGGAAGCCACTCTAGCAGCGTCCCCAGAACCGTAAATA